AATACCGTCAAGTTCATTATGAAATTTCTGCAGCTTGGGGATTTGAAGTAATGAAGGCAGAGCATACAGCTTTACTTTTGGGATAGGTATTTAGCCCCTTCGGGGGCTTTTTTTGGAGTTATTATAATGAAATGCGAAACAGTAAAAGTTGACCGTGACGGCGTTTGTGTTGTAGTCAACAAAGAAGATGCTAAGAATGAAAAGCTATGGTCAGAACCTAAGCAAAAGACAGAACCAAAGAAAAGCAAAAAATCCAAATAGGCTAATCCATGACTATAACGGTAGAAGATGGCACAGTAGTTTCGGGCGCTAATTCCTACGTAACGGTAGCAGAGCTAGAAGCCTACGCAGAGCTACGCGGTAATTCTATCACTCTCGATAAAGAGATAGTGCTAATTAAGGCTATGGACTGGATAGAAGCCCAATTATATAAAGGCGATAAATTACTATGCGATCAAGTCTTAGAGTGGCCTCGTGTAAATGTTATCCTTCGCCCTTGCTGTTATGTTGAAAGTAATGAAATTCCCACAGCGTTAAAGCAGTTTCAAATGTCGGTAGCGCTTGGTGTTAGCGAAGGGTTTGACCCTACAGTTTATCGTGAAAGAGCGTCATTAATGGAAGATGATTGTGCAGGCGGCAAGATCGAGTATATGACCGGATCACTAGATACTTACCAGCCAAACCCTAAAATGCACAGATTTAACGAACTATTACGACCAAAGAATAGATCATTGAGAATATGAGCTTCATCGACAGACGGCTAAGAAAGTGCGGCAAACCTATTAGCATACAGACTAGGGCTATACAGCCGCTTGCTGTGTCTAATGTCGATATGGGGCTTTCATTTAAAGAGAAATACGCCGTTGATGCGCTTATTTCAACTCCTCGCGGTAGTGTTTTATTTGATGGCGCGGGTACAGACCAGCCGATAACGCATATATTTACAATAAAATATAAAGATTGCATCACGGCAGAGGATTGGATAGTTTATGACTATCGACGATTTGATATTCTCGATGTGGAAAACTGCGCAGAATGCAATAAGGTACTTGTATTGAGATGCCAAGAAAAAGGCACTAAAGAAGCATCCAAAGCATGAGCATTGATAGCCGCATAGTAGGCGACTTCAAACTAAAAGAAATACAGATTAAAACTAGACGTGCTTTACGGCAAGGCATGTATAGGATAGGCAAAGATTTACAGAATACTTTAAAAAAAGATATTCTTAAGAAGCCTAAGAGTGGCAGAACGTACACATACAGAACTGCAGGCGGTAGAAGGCGAAAGCATATAGCCTCGGCTGCTGGCGAGACGGTAGCAAACAGAAGTGGTAATTATAGGCGTTCGGTTGGGTTTCAAATAGGGCATGATAAGCTAGAATTTGGGGCTGGTGCCGAATATGCTGGCTTTCTAGAAAACGGCACACATAGAATGGCTGCTAGGCCGAGCTTAAAGAACACAATTAAGGCAAAGTATAAAGATATGCGCGGTGATATAATGGCCGCATTACAGCGAGAATTTAGATGAAAGCTAGCGCAGTCATTACACAGCTTATTAACAGGCTTCCACAGCTTACGGACTTATTCACTACTGACTATACCGTTTCTAGTATTACCAGCTCTGGGTTAGCGGCTACAGTAACCACTACGACTAATCATGGTCTTACTTCTGGTTCATTCATTAATATAATTGGCGCTACTGCTGATATTGCCATAACGTCAATAACTCGATCCGGCAAAGTTTGCAGCGTTGTTACTAGTGCAGATCACGACCTTACGTTGAGCGATAACGATATTACACGCGGTAAAACGGTTACTATATCGGGTGCCACCGAATCAGAATTTAACGGGACATTCGTATTAACGCGAGTGCTTAACCGTAGAAACTTCACATTTACAAAAGCCGATGCTGGCGCAACGACTGCCACAGGTACGCCTATAGTTATTGATGGTGCTGGCGTGTTTGGTTATTCGGGGTTACAGTCAGTGGCATCTATTGTTAGCCCCACAGTATTTACTTACACATTACCCAAGGCTTTATATTCCCCTGCAGGTGGTAGTATTATTGCGCGTACTGATTACAGGGTAAGTGGGGCGGTAACTATTGAAAGGGCACTAGAAGCTTATACAGCACAAGAAATTAACGATCTATGGGCTTTCGTTGTTATTGATGATGTAACCGCATCAAAAAATAGACATATTAGAACGGATGCAACGGACACGCTAACAAGAACATCATATCTTAAACAAGATTTAGTTCAACCGTTCAGCGTTTACGTTATTGCGCCTGCTGTTGACGATATAACCGGACGTGTTCAGCGCGATCAAATGGAGGATATAGCGCCCATATTATTCAAATCATTAATAGGCAAGAAATTTGATAGCGGGTTGACCGGAGAGCAGGAGTATATAACTACTTTTGTAAGCCATGGGTTTCAAGGGTATAATGGCGCATATTATGTGCATGGTTTCAACTTTGAGAGTGTGGCAGTTCTTACCTTTGAGGACTCAATAGGTTATGATGATGACGTAGCATTTAGAGATATTGATGTCTCTATGCTCTTAGATTTCGGAACACAAGAAGACGTATTAACAACCAGTGTCGACTTGGATGAGGTAGAATTATGAATATTAAATTAAATCAGAGCTTTAAGGGTTTGCCAGTAGGTTCTGAGCTTTCCATTGATAGTGTCGGTGGGATCCCCGTTGATTCTTTTTGGCGAAAACGCTTAAGAGATTCTGTTATTGACAACTGTATTGAGATAGTCAAAAAGCAATACAAAAGTAAAAAAGTGGAGAGTAAATTATGACTATGGTATCTCAACCAGATGTTACCGTAAATATTATTGCGGCTAACACTACAGTAAGTAACACAGCACAAAAAGTCCTATTCGTAGGCCAAAAGGTAGCGGCTGGTACGGCTACCTCTGGCGATCTTAATGAGGCTATCCAAAATGACGGATCATGGGATACGCTTTTTGGCGCTAACTCACAACTCGCGGGGATGATTCGTACAGCTCGTGACTTAAACAAGGTGACTAAGTTTGACGCTATCGCCTTAGATGATGCGGCTGGTACTCCAGCTAGTGGTAGTTTTGCTATTACTGGCACAGCAACCGAGGCAGGAACCTTAACTTTTGTTGTAGGCTCTAAAGTGGATTACGCGTTTGCTATTCCAGTGGCTTCTGGTGCAACTGGTGCATCATTGGGCGTGCTTTTGGAAACGGCTGTGCTAGCTAATCTTGAATGCCCTGTGACTGCTTCTGATACTACGGGTACAGTGACACTCACAGCGGATAATGACGGCACTGTTGGTAATAAAATCCCGTTGCAGCTTATTGGGTCGGTCGCGGGTATTTCGGTAACAACCACTGCAATGTCCAGTGGCGCGACTGATCCAACCCTAACGAGTGTTTTGGATGTTATCGGCGATGAACGATACCAGACTATCGTTTGGCCTTACTCTTCTGATGTGTCCACAGTTAAAACATTTTTAGATGCGCGATTTAACGTCACAAATGATGTTCAAGATGGTATCGCTGTTATCCCGATGGTTGATACTTATGCAAACCTAGTGGCTACTGCTGATGCGCTTAACAGTCAAAGCATTGTGCTTTTAGGTGACGAGGTACAAACAAGTACTAACCATAAGGGCGCATCTAAAGTGGAAATGGCACATATTAAGGCTGCACAGTTCGCCGCTGAGCGATCTTTGAGGCTAACGCAAGATGCTAACATTGCACAATTAGTCTTAACGTCTAACGGCGCTTTGGATTCTTTTGGCGGCCCTGCTTTAGCATCTAAACCTTACTTTAATACGCTGTTACCTAATTTACCTTTGACTGATACAGGCAAGGGGTTTGACCGCACAGAGTCGGAGGGTCTTTTGACTTCTGGCGTAACTGTTTTTGGCAATAACCGCGCTAATAACTCATCTATTATGGGTGAAGTGGTTACGACCTATAAAACCGATAGCGCTGGCAATCCAGATACATCATTTAAGTTTTTAAACTATGTTGATACGGCAAGCAATGCGCGTGAATATTTCTGGAATAACCTCAAGAAACGATTCGCTCAATCTCGACTTACTGAGGGTGACGTTATTAGAGGTCGTGATATTGCTAACGCGGCTACTATCGAAGCTTATCTAACTGATTTGTATGCCGATTTAGCTGGCCCTGATTACGTGTTATTACAAGCAGGTGAGGCAGCGCTACAGTTCTTCAACGAGAATATTTCAGTAACGCTTGATCTATCACTAGGTAAAGCGACTGTCACAATGATCGTTCCTATCGTTACGCAGTTACGAACCATTAACGTTTCAATGCAATTAGCATTCACTACAGAGGGTTAAGAAATGAAACCACTATCTAACATAGCGGTAGCGGTCAATAACGACCCTATCGCAATCGTTCCGAATTCGGTTACATTTACCGAAGGTTTCGGAGAGCAAACTATGAGAGCGGCTAGTATTGGCGGCGCTTCTGTGGAGCAGGTATTCTCACAAGATTTAGAAAGCACTTTTTCAATGGTTAAGTTTGAAGTTTACCCCGACATTGAGACGGTTAAATTGCTACGCTCTTGGAAGTCTAACGGAAATTCAAATACCGTTGTACTTACTGGATCGGTAGATGGGGCTAGTTTTCGTCGAAGCTTTAAGAAAGCAGCTATTTTGAATGATTACGAGGTTGCTTTAGGTAGTGATACTACGGTTGAGATTGAATTCAAATCAGACGCGGCGGTGTAATATGGAAGTCCTTTATACATTACAAGATAAAACGGTATTGTACGCAAAGGATGGTGATGAGGTGGTAGCTGAGTTCGTTCAGCTTACCGCCCCGTCGTCTAAGCAGTTAAAGCACACCACTTTTTTAAAGCAATCGTTTTTTCGTGCTTTAAACTCTTTACAGGGTAGCGCAGAGCAAAAAGAGGGCGCAGAATCGCCAGATATGAAAGCAGAAGATGTAATCTCTATGCTTTATATGTCCGATGTAGATATGAATGGCGTGCTTTTGTCTGCTATTGAACTATTTAATAGTGGTGTGGCGTTAGTTGATGGTGAGCAAAGGTTTACTAAGCCCATTATCGATACGCTGTCACCGGACGATTTGGAGCTAATGACGGGTACTTATCTTGTAAATTTTATTCTAGCTTCTGCACTAGCCAAAGCGAAGAAAGCTTAATTCGTTCGTTTGTGCAGTTGGCGGCATTTTTTGAGGGCGGCGTTAGTTATCATGGTTTGCGTGATATGCCGCTAGACGAGGTTTCAATCATTAATGATGAAGCCAAAAAGATAGCAAGAGAGCGTAAAAAAGCACATGGCTAATTTCGATGTTTCCTATTTTATCCGTTTACGCGATCAGTTTAGTAATCAAGCTAACAAGGCTGCTCGCGCTGCGACTGGCTTAAAATCAAAATTAACTAATCTATCCAGAAAAGCAAAAGAAGCGGGCGGCGCTTTTAAGTTCGCTTCCATTCAGGCTAAGCAGTTCGGCTCGAAAATGATGGGGATAGGAGGCTCTTTATTTGCTAAAGTCACTTTGCCGCTGTCTATACTTGGTGGTGTCGCATTAAAGCAAGCCGCTGACCTAGAAACGCTAGGTGTTGCTTTTGAATCTATGCTCGGTTCTGCGTCAAAAGCTAAAGACTTAATGAAAG